GTTATCTTTTTGAATGTCCTATTATATCAGCGACGCAACTTAATAGAGCTGGATTCGATCAAGATAATCCTGACCTTGCTACTATATCTGAATCTATTGGTCTAGCTGCTACAGCTGATGTAATTGCTTCTATATATCAAAATGAAGAAGATAGAGAGCTAGGTATTATTCGATTAGGTATGATGAAAAATCGTTATGGTCCACGAGGTACTACTCAAGCTATGAGAATTGATTATTCTACTCTAACTATCGAGCAAGCAGATGATATAGAGCTAGAAGATGAAAGTAGTGAGACTCTAGGAGCTTTAGCNGCTCTTGCAAATTAACAAAAGGAACTAAATAGTTTGAGTGAATGTACTTATATACACTGATAGTGATCTAGATGGAGCTGGCTCTGCACTGTTGTTAAAGTGGTATTTTAAAGATGCAAAAGACATAGTTATTGTTGAAACTGGAGAATCTATTTTAACTTCTAATTTTAAAAGTAGGGAAGGTACGTTTGATCATTTTGATAAAATTTTTATTTTAGATCTCTCTTTAACTAAAGATATAATTCCCTATATTGATAGAGAAAAAGTAATAGTTATAGACCACCACGCTGATCACTATGATTTAAAAGATTATTATAAGAATGCTAAAGCTATTATTGAGCCAGGTTCTTCATGTGTAAAACTAATTAGTAAGATATTTAGTAAAAAGCTTAATCTAACTGAAGCTCAACAGACTTTAATAGATCATATTGATAGCTACGATAGTTTTAATTTTAAAAGCAAAGATCCTCTAAAACTTAATGCCATTTTTAATTGCTATAACAGACCTAAGGTTGAGCAGTTTATAACTGCATTTTATGATGGTTTTAGAGAATATAATATATATGAAAAAAATGCTATTAACCTTCATTTTAAAAAATTAAAAGAACAAATTAAAAATGCTGAAATTTTTAAAGGTAAAATTAAGGAATACGATGTAGTAGCAACTTTTGCTGATTATGCTATAAATGAAGTAGCGCGTTATTTTATCAACATACATAAAGCTGAGATTGGTATTGTTGTTAATAAAAAGGCTAAAGTAGTATCGTTTAGAAGAGCTAAAGAATCGAAAGTAGATGTAAGTATATTAGCTAAAACTTTATGTGAAGGAGGGGGATCGGTTGCAGCAGCTGGTGGCAAGCTCACAGAAAAATTCGGAGAACTAACCAAACAATTTAAACCATGCTAAAACCAGGAGGCGAATTAGGGCCATTTCATACAATACAAGGCAAAGAAACAGAACATCTTTTATTATGTTTTTGCACCTTTTGCTCACTTTTAAAAGGAAAGAAGCTATCATATCAGAATATATTTTTACTGCTATTGAAAGAAAAAAGATTAAGGGATTTATTTAAAGATCTTTTAACAGTTGATACTAATTTTGAAATGGTTAAAATGTTTATAGATTTTGACCCGTTAATTACTAAATCAAAATACGTAACAAAGTTCCTTAACAATAATAAAAATTTAAAATTATGATTACAGAGAAAGAGAAGCAAATTTACAATAGTTATTTGTATGCTTCTCGATCTGTTAAAAATCAACCGGTTAAGTTAAGGCAAAATTTTGATAAAATAGATAGCAAGACTGAAGTAGCTCTTAAAAAATTATCTATATTCTTATCAAAATATAATTATATTAATTATAACGATTATTTTATATCTCCATATAAAGTGTATGGGTCGGATAACTATTTCGATTTACAATTCTTTAATACCAGAAAAGCAATAAAATGCTATTCATTATATTGCAAAGAAAAGGAAGTTCAAAATCCTGATAGTGAAAATAGTATTGAAGCTCTTAAGGAGTGTTTAAGATTTATATACAACTATTGTTGTGAACATAAAATAACGTTAAGTAAATACAAATCAAATATTGATACAGAAACTATACCTGTAGTATTCAAGCATCTTAAAAATCATAAGGTTAATTTTTATACCCTACATGCTCTAAAGATGGATTCTATAATTAAAGAGCAAGATAAAGAGGTTATAGACTGGCTTATAAACGATTTTACTCAACTCTATTCGAATACCCGTTTAAAGTATATCGCTTCAAAAGTGTTGAAGGATAAGGCTAGAAAGGGAATTAAATTAATAGAAGAACAGTTGAATAATAGATATCAGTAACTAATATAAAGATATATGAGTACATTTAATTCATCGATGTTTCAATCAATAAAAGACGCTCTAGTAAGCGATACACAAAAAAGTAATACAAGTTACAATGAAATCATGTCTTGCCGACCTGGCAATACATATACGGTAAGGCTTTTGCCTTATGGTCCCGAACCGTCTAAGACGTTCTTCCATTATTATAATCATGGATGGACTTCTTTTGCGACTGGTCAGTATGTTCAAGCTCTTAGTCCTCAAACTTTCGGGGAACGAGATCCTATTGCTGAAGAACGGTATAAAGTTCTAAGAACTGGAAATCAAGAAGAGAAAGAGAAGATGCAAGCTGTAAAGCGCTTAGAGAAATGGCTCGTTAATGTTTATGTTATTGACGATCCTACTAATCCAGATAATAATGGTAAAGTAAAAATGCTTAGATATGGTAAGCAGCTTCATAAGATTGTTACTGAAGCTATTGAAGGTGAGGATGCTGAAGAGTTTGGTCCTCGTATCTTCGATTTAGGTTCCGATGGAGCTAGTTTGAAGATTAAAGTAGAAGATCAAGGTGGATATCCTACTTACGTATCTTCTAGATTTACTACTGTAGGTGCTCTTGATCTAAATGAAGATGAGCAAAAAGATATTTACGATAACGTATTTAAACTTGACGAAGTATTTACTCTTAAATCTAATGATGATTTAAAAGCTATGCTTAATGAGCATTACTATTGTAAAACTGAAGAAGATGCTACTGAGGTAGTTAATACACAATCTGTAACTAATGTAGTAGCTGAGCCTGCTACTGCTTCTGTTAGTACTGCTACGGAAGAGACTACTACAGAAGATGATATTGACGAACTCTTAAAAGATCTCTAAAATGACTGAAGAGGAAAAAGCATTAATTATGAATTTTGTGGGACAGACTTATGGTCAATCTCACAAAAATGATCAAATGATAGTTGGTCAATCAAATAGCTTAGCTCCGCAATCAGAGGCAGTAAAACAACAGTTTGAAAATATAGCTCGAGCTCCTACACAACAGCAAATGCAGCAACCACAACCTGCTCCGCCGCAAGAGCCGCAACCACAGCCTGCACAAGAAGCTCCGCCTGTCTCCTATGAGCAGGCGGTAAAAGAATTGCAAGAAGTGGAGCCGGCTCCTGCTGTTGTTGAGCGAGATAATAATCAACTAGAATTTAATTTAAAAGATCCAGAAAAAATTGATATACTTATTGATGCTATCAAGAGTAACGGGTTGCTATTAAAAGAAATTATATTACTCTTAGAGAAGAATGGAAGAAGAAAGAAGCCTTCAGATAAAAAACCGGGATGAATTTTTAAAGTACTTAGATTCTTTATCAAAGATTAACGAAAGTGCTATTCTAACTATTAAAAAAGATAAGATTGAAAGTCTTGTAGCGAGTCCGGATAATACTCTTATATTATATTCCGAATATAGTTCTAAATCGGATTTTGAAGATAGTATTAATATACCCGACTTAAAAAAGTTAGCTAGAGTAATAGATACTATTCCAACTAATGATATTAAGTTTAAAGTTAACTCTAATAATTTAGAATATAAGGGTAACGGTATTAAGTTTAAATACCATTTATTTGAAGAAGGGTTTCTAACTAAACCTAATCTTAATTTAGATAAGATTAATTCTTTTGAGTTTGATATTAAGTTTAATTTAGATAAAAATCTTTTAAATCAAATCTTTAAAGGTAGTACTTTTGCTTCAGAAACTAATAAGATATATTTTTATACAGAAAATGATCAATTAATGGCTGAACTTACTGATAGAGCAAGACATAATACAGATAATTTTGCTCTTACATTGCAACCAGCTAAATTTGAGTTAAAGCCTACTCCTGTTAACTTTGATAATATAAGACTTCTTACTAATGTAAGTGATAGCTTTGCAGTAAA